GCCTTGTCCACACCTCGCTAAATTTAAACCCCCACCACCACCTGCTCCATACCCACCAGCACCACCACCGGATGAAGTACCAATCCCCCCCAATACCCCACCACCACCGTCACCACCACCAGTTGAATAAAAAGTACCACCACCGCCTCCACCAGACAACGGTAATCCAGCATATTTACCAGTAACTAATATTCCATTTTCTCCCTTCTGTGGGTCGGCCAATGCAAGAATACCTCTACCAGAATTAGGACCACCACCCGAAGTGGAATTAGTTGTGTTATTACCACAAGCACCACCGCCACTTCCAAACATACCACCGAATCCACCTGCCCCACCATTAAAACCACCGGAATTGTCAGAACTATACCCGGCAGGAGCACCTAAAATTGTGTTTGGTAATGCAAACTCCCAGAAATAAGTGATATTCCAAGTTCAGATATGGTGGTATTACCTATACCGCATACTATAGTTAATTCTTGGAATGGGATTACGTTAAACATTTGTTTCAAAATATATTGCCCAGCCTTTGCTTTTACGTTGGCTACAGACGAACCTATCTGACCACTAGCACATCCAGTAATATATATATTTGTAATATTTTCTGGAACAATGAATGTACCAGAAGTAGTAAATACTTCGTAATTTAAAAATATCTGTTTAGATATTAACTCCAATGCTTTATCAACATTAGCATCAACACCACTCAATCCATACAAATCAGCCGTTTCAGCACTTAGTGGGATCCCATTAGCAGCCAATAGCTTATCTAAAATAGCAGCTTTTAGTGCCGTAATATCTTCTGTAGCATTTCCACCTCTTTCACTGATAATTTCACCAATAGCAGCTGCCATGGTTGTGGATTGTCTTACAGCTTTATTGAACAGCTTTGATCTTGCTATTCCAGATGAAGCACCATTGATCCTTTGGGTATCATTTAAGTATTCTTCTTGAGTTAATATATTTGCATTTTCTGAGTCAAACTGTAGAAAATTATTACCCATTGCTTATCCTCCTTAGCTTAAATAAATTGTGTATTCGTATTTACTTCCTTCTTGTGGCTTATATACGCTATACATAAACATTGAATTGTCTACTTCTTCACCCTTATAATATACTTCAGTTTTCTTCATTCCCTTGCTAGCATCACCAGAAATTATTCCAACTGACACCCCAATTGATTCAAGTTCTTTGTACATATTTTGTAGTTCTTTTGGCTCAATCCTGCCCCTTGTGTATTTAGCAATTATTGCATTTCCTTTTTTTCTTACATCACTTGGTAGTTTTATGCCAGCATCTTTCATTTTAAAACACTTAGCCAGATCATCGTATATACCCACTGTTGTTCCCTCCTTGTATCCTTCTGAAGCCCTGGTTTAACTTCTAGTGAACTTAATATCCATTGCCAATAATTATATTGTAACCAATTTTATTGTGTTTGTAAACAACAATTTTAAACCCACTCTCCAATGTCCCAGCCTTTAAATACTTCAGCATCCATATCAAAAGCAAATAGTTTAAAATCACCCTGCCAATAACCTTCATTATAACCACCATACTGACTATCTTCTTTATTATAAGAGAATAACGTTTTTGTAATGAAGGAATAATTATATGTTACACCAGCTGGCTTTGGCAAAAGCATATCATTTAACAACAGTTCAATCTGAATAGAACTCAATGAAGTCATTAACAATAGATTACATGTAAGATCCTGATTGTCATAAACTACAAGCACTGATTCTGGGAACATTGTAGACCATATTCTATTTAATCCTTCAGTTGTTCCATCCCAAGTGTTTTGAGATATTTTAGATTTAATTAAGAATCTAAAATCATCATCATTAAGATTGTTTGAAGTTGCTCCTGATGGAACAAATGCTAGCTTTCTTTTTGCTCCTACCAGCTCACCAATAATATCCAATTGGTTTCCAACAGCAGTATCTAAATTAAAGTTAAACTCAAAGTTTGCTAAGCATACTGTAACATCACCAACTTTATCCAAAAATGATTGGACGGTCTCTACATACTTTGGCTTTCCTCTATGTTGAGAAGTGATCAGGCTTAAATAATCTGAGCTATTTATAAACATCTGATCACCCCTTTATACAATAGTTATGGTTATATCTTCAATACTTAAGCTTGTTACTTCAAATTTACTTATTGCAACAACTTCTGTTTGAGCATTCACTGTGGCCCCTGTCATATAAAAGCTTAGTTTTGAAAAGTCAGGATTAGCATTCATAATTGGAGTACTTAGGCTTGAAACATATAAGCTTTCCCCAATGTTCATCTTTGATACATAATCCATAATATTGGCTTTTATATCATTTTCTATGGCTGCATTCCAGTTGTCCAAAGTTTTTATACTTACTGCAATTGTTAACGGCACATATTCTGGCCTGCTGAATTTAATTGCATTTTCAGTTTGCTGCTCTCCCATTACTATCACAGTTGTACTTCCAAAAGTTCCAACTCCTGGTGTTTTTCTTAGATAGATAATATTAGCAATATCAGTATCTTCTCCTCCTTCAACCACAATTGCAATTGCATGAGGAGGGATTGTATCCACTGTATTACCTGTATCATTTTCATATCCTTTAACCCTTGTAACTGAAGCTAGCTGCTTAATATCTGCAACTATTCCTTCAAATACTGTCATGCTTGGAAGTGATACAGACTCAACCCTTCTTGCTCTTAACAGGCTATCAGTTTCTATTACATTTCCTGGTATAGCTGGTAATTCGTTTGTTACTGATACCCAACCAGTAGTTGGTGTTGCAATAATTGTTATTGTATCTGCACCTGCTTGAACTGGCCCAGGGACTGAGCATAGAGCTTCAGTTTCTAAAATACCACCAATTGGAATTGTAAGCTCTGGATCCATTTGCCAGATATTCCCGTTAATATCTTTAGCTGAACAATAACTTAACACTGTCCCGGCAACACCTGTTATTTTTAAAGTTACACTGCTAAAGCTCTTTTCTTTTCTTGATATTCCATTTAATGCAACTAATCTATCCAAGCTTGCACCAACTGCAGTTACAACATTTGAGTTATTGTAAGCATATACCAAGGCTTGGTTTGAGTCATATACCATAAGAGCAAAAGCACTTATCATTTGATAATCTTGGCTATCATTTTCTAAATAAATATCATTTCCATATATTTCTTTGAACTTATCAACTAAGCTATTTCTTATATCTTCATACGTTGGAATATGAAGGCCAGTTTCATCTATGTGTGGAGCGACATAAGGCATATAAGCTTACCTCCTTAAAATTCTACTTGGAAGCCATTGAGGTCTCCATACTCTGTTTCAACGTCTAGTTCTGCGAAATATCTTCTATCTTCTACTTTACTCTTAAAGTTGCTTATTGATACAACCATTGGGACTTCCAATATTCTGGTTTTTATGATTATATCAATAGCATTAATTCCTTCCGGTGTAGCCCTTTGAGTTAGTATTTTTTGGAACAATGGAGTACCATCTTCAATGTCCTCCCAAAATTCATTCTCCAATAGCTTTAGCTTTGTTAATATTGCTTGGCCTACAGCTTCTTTATCTGTCAAGTAATTATACTTCCCTTGCCCAAAAGTCATATCACCATTTGAATCTAGCCTTCTGTATTTCATATTATCCCTCCATTATAGTGGGCCACCAGTAGAGCCAGATAAAACATCAACCCCTATTGTAGCGTCTGGTACTGTAACGGAATGTGTGTGTGTATCATAGTCTTGCTTTAATGCATCATACTCTGATCTTAGTTGGTTATGGGCAGCAACAAGGTTATCAAATGCTAGCTTCATAGCTACTATATCCACTCCTGCTACTTTTACTGTATTGTCCATAACCTCTATTTTAACCCCAGTTGCATTGTTTTTTATCTCTAAATAACTACTATTAAAATTATTTATCTTTTTAGCCTGGGACATCTGAGATGGTATAGCAAAACAATCAGATAAGTCATGTCGCCTATACTCATATTGAGTTTGTATTCCACCTGATTGCCACCAACTATCTATACAAAGATCTGAAAATATCAACAAGCATTCATCTCCAACTGACACAGGGAATGTTATGCAATATTTGTTTGAGCTTGGGAATACTAGTGGGATATCTTCAATTATAGGAAATGAAACATCATCAAAGCCACCATCTTCAGTTCTTAGCTTTTCCTTTATACAAGGCTGAGCTGATATAGTCATTTCTTGATAGTTTACTCCAGTTATCATTGCCGGCATTGAAACTCTTATCTCAGACTTTGCATTTTCTTTCAGCCTGTTTAGCCTAAATTGTTCCCCACCTAATCTTTCTTCTATTGTCAACAACTATATCACCTCCTATCCTATAAGCTGTACTGCTAATACCTGCGGTAAGTCTCCAGCTGATTGAGAAACTGCTGTGCAATTAACATACCAGTCAGACCCTCTATTATCACCTGAATAAGTTACTTCAATTATCCTATAAACACCATCTTTATCCAATATTCTTCCTTGCTCACTTCCATCTGAGTACTGTCTCTCTAGAACATATTTTGCGTCAATATGGACTAAGCTATTTATCTTTACTCTTGGTGTAAGTAAACATTTGAAATTCACACCATTGTCTGTCTGTTGTGGTGTACCAATTAATCCGCTTGATGGATCAAGCTTTATCAACTGATCAGTAGGGAAGTCTTGTAATCTTACCAAGTTGACCGCTCCATTTTCCATGTAGAAGTTTGCACCTTCGGTTTTTGCTAATTGGTTTAAATATTCTTTAGCCATACCAAAAACTACTTTTCCTCTGATATATTTTGACTCATTGTATGATTCTGAAATGCTCCCAAGCTTAGCAGGTTTTGCAGCTGCGTTTGACAATTGCTCAACCACATCTCTTTTTGTCTGGCCTCTTGTCATTGTAAATGCTGTGAATCCAGAGTTCAGGAATCTTTCACCGTCCATGGCTACAATTGTTGTAACAAAGTCTGTACCATTTTCCCTACTTCTTATAACTTGGATAATATCACCATCATATATTAAGCCAAACGCACTTTCATATCCAGCCTCAATTGTTACCCTTACTCCTGATTCAATAATTTTCCCTTCAGTTAGAGCATTCAAATTGTATATTGTTATTATACTCATACTATTGTCCATTGTAAAGGTTTTTGTACAATCGAATACTACATGAAGATCTGTCACATCAAATCCATTTCCATTCTCATCAAACACCATAATTCTATATTTTCTTCCATACAGTGTTTCATGTCTTTGAATTTGATTCTGGTCTAAAATTAATCTTTCATATTCAAAGTTATATGTTGAAGGAAATTCTTGATATGGTATTTCTTGAGCAGATGCGCCAAGTCTTGTAAGATATGGTTCAGGGTCCACACACTTTGTTTTGCTTATTGTTCCATAGCTGCCAGCCCAATTCTTATATAGAACTGTTCTCATCTCAAAGTGCAAATGGGCTCCTGTACTTATGCCAGTGTTGCCCATTGTTCCAATTATATTCCCTGCTAAAACCTGCCTTCCAGCATTTACATCAATCCTATCAAGGTGGCCATACAGTGTACAAAATAGGTCTCTTGTATGCTCAATTATTACACAGTTTCCATATGAACCATTTACACCTGCAAATTTTACCACTCCATCTTGGGTTGCATATATGGCATCACCAACTTGCCCTGGTTTTATTGCTCCTAAATCCACACCTGCATGGAAAGAAGTTCCTCCACTTGAGTTAGCCCTTCCCCCAAATCTTGAAGTTATTCTGTTATTTTTAGTTGGTGCTACTTTCAAGCTTATCATAATCATCACTCCATATCAGAATAAATTCACTTCCCAAAGTTTTATCGTTTGGACTATCAAGATCTGTTTCTGTCTTTTTGTAGATTATAGCACTTCCAATTCCAAGGTATTGATATTGTTGCAGTATATTTGATGATTTGAAATTGGGCCCTCCACATAAGACTGGGATGTTGTCAAGAATTGATTTTCTTGTATCAGGATTTTTTATACTCATCAACCAATATTCACATAGCTCTTTATAGCTCAGCTCAATTAATAGCTTTATGTTTACTCCATTTATTGGGAGTGTGATTGTAAAACTTTGGTTCGGATCATTTGTCAATGGTATTTCTAAAAAGTTCATTCAATCACCTCCTAATTAACTTTTATTCCAGCCCAATCAGTTATCATCCTTAAAATACTTGAATCAATTTCCCTTCCGTTCTTTGTACCAGAGGAAGATGAAGAAGTTGTTTGAACCCTCTTGCTTATCTTTACTGTTTTAACATTTGCCACTAATATTTCTTGCATATTCACTGTAGCCTCTAATCCATAAAGATCTTCTAAGCTATCAGAAACTGAAATGCTTGTTATCATCATGTTCTGATATGTTTGTAGCCTTGTATGAACTTGGAACGGGATCCTTTGTTTTTGTAGCTCTTTTAAAACATTGAAAGCTCCTACAGACCTTGTATATGCAATTCCGGCAAACTGGTTGCTTACTATGTCTTGCTTAGTATCTGACATTTTGATTGTCATGCTTACTTCTGCTGGCTCATTAAAAGCATGGTCTGCAATGCTTGCTCCTTCTTGAACCGGATGGGTAGTAATTGTGGTTTTTAAGCTATGGTCCACATTTAAAAATCCATCAAAGAAATAACCGGCAATGTTTGTCTTTACTAATACTAATTCTTGGAGGTCTAGCTCTTTATATGGTAAGACGCTTGGTATACCTTTTGCCATAATTACCCTCCTTTACCAAGTTGCTGGCAGTATATTTTTATTCAACACTTGCTGCATTAATCTGCCTGATTCCCTTGCAGCTAGGACCGGATCATTTGTTGTTATTGTCTGGTTGATATTCACACCCATATTATTGGTTTTATTTTGTGTAACTCCACCACTATTGTTTAATGGGTTGTAGGCAGCTGAGCCAAATAATGTACCAAACTGCTCTCCAAGTTTTCCAGCTATCCCTGTTGGTGTAAATAAGTTTGATATTCCAAAAGCTCTTCCTAAAATATCTCCACCTTTACTAAATGCTTCTTTAAATGAAAGTTTACCATTTATTAGCTGGTTGATAAAATCAAGCTCATCACCTATTAGCTTAAAGCTATCAGCAATACTGGCTAAGAATCCATCAATTATTTTAAGTGTTGCCTCAAATGTACTCATTCCTGTCAAGTTTTGGAATAGTTTATCAACTTCATCAGTTATCGTGCTAACTTTACTGGCTATTCCGTCTATTGAATCCCACATTCCTCCGAATACTGATTTTTTACCTTGAGAATGTGCATAATAGTCTTCCAACATAAGCAATAAAAGTACCAAAGCACCTACAATTAAAGTGAATGGGTTTAATGCCATAAAGCCAGCCATTGCTAATGCTCCTAAAGCCAATTTTGCCCTACCCGGAAGTCTATCTAAAATGCTAAATATCATATTTCCTATCGCATAAACCAGCTTAAATAATGTTTCACCTAAACGGATTACTATATATAGGCCTTTTGCTATTTTCTCAGCAATTATTGGCATATACTTTATAATCATCTCATTAATATTGCTTAGAGTTGACTTTATGTCTGTAAGCGATTTGCCTAGATACTTAGTAAGATAAAAAGCTACATTCTGCAGTGTATAATTGGCAATCAACTTCATTTTCTTAAACTCAAAACTAATTGACCTTATGAATTTAAGCTGATCTTGTAGCTCTTTTGGTGCTCCTAACTGTTTAGATAAAGCATGAAGCTCGACAAACTGATCACGTAGCTCATTGTTCATAGCTATGTCATTCAGGCTGCCGAGATCTTCACCCATTGCATTTAATACATTCTCTAAACTTCTAGCACTTTCCTCTGTTATCCAAAGTCTTCTTGCTAGTTTCTCTGTTTCCATATCAGCATCAGCCATGGCTTCTAAGAATTTTGCAGTAGCCGCTGTTGCTGTTGCAATGAAGGATACTATGGCAACTCCACCTGTCGCAAGGTTTTTAGTCATCTTCCCAGCAACACTGTTCGTCATATCTTTTGCTTTGTCTAAACTTTTTAGCATTCCATCTAACTGAGTGTTGTTGACTTTGAATCCTAAACTAACTAAATACTCTTGCATCACATCTATTGGATTTGACATGTTATACCTCCTTTAGAATTTCTTGTTCTTTGCTTCCTTTTCAGCCCTTTTGGACTCATATTCCATTACCCTGTTTTTATTCTCACCCATAACTAGCATTGCCTCATGGATATTAAATAAATCTTCTAAAATATAAGTCCCGTCCCATAATTCTTTTTGTTTCCAATGTCCTTCAAGAACCGGGATATATAAGATCATGTCAATATTTTCTGGTGTTATTATTTCAACTCCTGCGAACTTTCTTCTGGCATCAACTTCTCCAGAATCTTGAAGTTTTGGAGTATTTCGATAAAAAAACTTAAGTAATTCACTTTTAATATCTCAACTAATAACCTTAAGACCAGAGCTATGTCATTTTCTAAATTCATTACCTTATAATTACCAAACTTATCAATTACCTGGACCTCTCCACTTGGCAAGATTTCATAGGCGTAGCTTAGAATCCTTCGTTGAAATTCTACAAACTCATCAATACCCATGGGCTTTACTCCAGCTGAAGAACTTGAACTAACCAGCCCTTGCAGTTTTGAACTTTGTCCAGTTGAATCAATCATACCTAACAAATCAATTGGAAGGCTCCTTGTAAGCAGTTCTTTTAAGATTGCTATGCCATAAAGAGGCTCCATCATCTTAATGGTGAATTTTCTATCATTTACTTCAAATATCTTTTCTGTTTCCCTAACTTCCATGACTTCCTCCTAATATACATATATCCCAGAGGCTCTAGATGAACCTCTGAGACATTTGTTTGTTTCTCTAATAATTATATATGGTTAGGCTAAGTTTTGTTTAATATCTGTGCAAAGAATGCTCCAAGATACTTCCGATACTTCAGATCCAAATGACTTATCAGGAAGTTTTGTAATTGCTCCGCCTGTACAGATATCTTGTTCACCAGTTGATTTGCTTGTTACTACAGCTTTGATAAGGGCATATTCTGAAGTAGGAGCAGAATCAAGGTAGTTCTTCCATCTCTTAAGATCTTTGTGGACATCACTTGTTTGCTGAATAGAAAGTTCAACATTTCCGTGAGTATCCTTAATTTTGTTGATTATTACATTACCATCAGCTGCGACCGAAGCAGTGGCTGTTTCTGTAGCCATATTTACTGATACAGATCCAATTCCCAATCCATTTGTAGAGATTACTCCTAAGCTGGGGTGAGATAAAGTAACTTCAACTTCTTGGAATGAATAAGTCTTTCCCATTATTTTACCTCCTTATTTACTAACACTGATTCCAATTACTACATGCTCAACAGCACCGGCTAATTTAACCGCAATGTAGCAAGTAGGAGCAATTCTATTTACTCTATCTTCTGGCAACTGGCTTTGAATACTTGCAAACTGAATCAAATATCCAGCAGAAAGTGCATCACCGGTTTTTAACTCAAGTACATCTTCACCAAGCCAAGTTCCAGGAGCAATAAAGCCATTATCAATGAAAGCATCTAAAGCTGCTGAAATACTTGCAACTAAGATATTGATTCCATTCTCAGTCTGAGGAATTTTATCACTATCAATTAGCTTTTGCATCACAGCTGATCTAATAGAATTGACCATCATGTCAAGGTTTAATACTTCATCAAAGTAATCACCATTTGCCATCTTGCCCTGTCTGAAAATATTGTAATAATATCCTTGCTTTAAGTAAAGATTACCATTAGCATCAAGCACATCATTCAAAGTTGCCTCTGTAATGCTTGATAGGGGATCAATCCCTACGACTTCTTTATAAGCAATATTGAAGCTGTTTGCACCAGGTCTATTCTTACCCATTGCATATCCAATAATTCCAGCAATCACTGTTTTACCATCATTTGCTGTGTTTACAGTTGGGTCATCATATTGGTACATTGTTCTTCTGAATCCGCCAGCCTTAATTGCCTCCATTGTTGCTACTGCTGAAGCAGACTTGGTAAGGCTTAATGCTAGCATAGTTTCAGGTTTTGCTGACTCTACGTATGTTGCTAAAGCTGTCAGATTAGAATCAGCCTCTGCTTCAATTAAATCATCAGTTGGGATCAAAACATACCATTCAGAATTAGCATTCCTACAAGCAGTTGCAGCTTGTATTACGGTTTCCTCAGCTCCTTTTACTCCAACAAAAACTTTATAAGGTTTTGTCTTTTGTGAAAAATACAGAGCTGCTGCCATATACTCAGGATCACTTGCTAAAAACCCATCATCCATCATTGCACTAAGGCTTGTGTATTCTTTTACTCTTGTTGCTGTTGAGATGTGAGTTGAATCTCCTAAGATTAAAGCTGCATCAAAAGCTTTTCTATAAACTGTGCTTGGATTAATAGAAACATTTACATCTACTATTCCGCTAAGCGACAATCCGTTACCCATATTTTGTTCCTCCTTTTAGTTTATAGTTAGTGTCTCATCTTCTGTGCTAAGCACAAATTCTACGGCTTCATAATAATCTAAATCTTCAGTGATTTCTGTCTCAATATAATAGCTTACTACTATATCTACTCTTGGCCACCATCTCTTATTTACTTCTTCAAAAAACAGAACTACTTCTGGAACATCGGGTATTAACTTTATGTTGTACTTATCTAAAAACTCTTTTGCTTTATTACTGAATAAGTTTTGCCTCATTGTGAAAGCAGAGTCTTGAGCAGTTTCCCCATAAAATGTCCAATGAACATCTAATTTTCTTAATTGGTATTTTTTGGATTTTACTCTGTCTGTAAATGGAACATATTCTTTTCTTTCATTGATTTTGCTGCTTGTGCTTGCATCAGCATAATTCACCCATATATAACTTATATCATCCTTAAGTTGTTGAAAGGGCTGAGAATTAGCTTGATATGATAATCTTACTAACTCTTGCCCTGGTGAATTTTCATCATTGTAGTCAAACCCTCTCAAAAGAAAAGTTAGTTCTATAAACGCATCCTGTAGTTCTCTATATAACATTATTCATCCGCCCTTATGTTTATTGCAACTGCTTTATAGTACCCATAGTCTCCAAGATCAGTTGTTGCTGTAACCTTCCATTCTGAATTTCTATATCTTATGATATCAGAAGTACCAACATTTTGTCCTAATCCTACTCTTGTTGCATATAATTTTTGAATGGTATAAAATGTTTTGCTTTCATTTGATCTGTCACCTTCTGGAATCATTAGTATATCTTTTTCATCAGTAGCAGTAACCACACCTCGCATGTTTATCAACTCTGTTTCTTCAGTAAATCTTCCTTTTACGACCTTACCAAATGATTGTCTTTCTACTACAAAATCTTGTCTATATTCTTGCCCCATCACAATATCACTTAGATCCATTTGTGTTTTTGCCACTCAATCACCTACTTTACTTTTTCAGTGCTTTGCTTTAACCTCTTTATTGTCTTATTGTTGGGAACTCTTATAACATATGTTATACTTTTCCTCATCTCACCTGTATCTATCAAAGGTCTATCTGATCCTTTTGCTTCAATAGTAGCTGGTGAGTTTGGCGGCCAATTATTTTTAGGATTTACGAACCAAGCTCTTACAACGTTTTGTGCTTTCATACCAGTTGCTTTTAATCTTTTTTCGCCTTTATCAAAGTCTAGTTGAAGAAAAGCTTGAAGTGCTGATTGCATCATTTTTGCCAATACTTCTTTGCTGTCTTCAATTGCTGGTTCTATAATTGGCCTTGGTGGTATTTGCCAAGCTGGTGAGCCTTTGCTCATCATATGTAAATCATGTACTTGTTTTCTAGCCTCTTTGTAACCCATTCCTTGATTAACAAAGTCTTCGATCTTTTGTCTTTCGCTCAACTTTGTAACACCATGTGTGTGGATAAAAGCTAGCTCAGCATTTGTTAGCTCTCCCCTTTTTCTTTCAGTTGTTGCATCTGGTATTCCAACAAGCACATCATAGCTTTCAATTGTTTTTAGTATATTTTTAATATCTATATATTGTTTTGTATTTACTTCACCTAATGCTAAAGCAGCATTTAAGTTTTTGCCTGCTAGTTTTTGGGACTCAGCATTCAACTTTGTTTCAGCTGCTTGCATTAATCTCCTAAAATCCATAGCCATCTAATAAACCCACATATTTCCCTTGCCAAGTAGTTTACCTAGATTAGCAAGATTTATACCGAATGTTGTTGATGTCCAATTTGCCCAGCCATCTAATCCGTTTACTGCTGAA